AGAGGAAATCTGTATAGATTGATAAATAACTCTATTAATATGGAGTTAGTTTATGTGGATTTACAAAGGGGAAGAATTTACCTCTGAGATGATTGAAGACTGGATTGGATTTGTGTATATCATTACAGATAAATCTACTGATATGAAATACGTAGGCAAAAAGCTGCTTGTTTCTAAAAGAAAGCTTCCACCACTCAAAGGTAAAACCCGCCGTCGAACTGTTATCAAAGAAACAGATTGGCAAAAATATTATGGATCTTCAGAAGAAGTTCAACAATTAGTTGAGGATAAAGGCGCTGATAACTTCCATAGAGAAATTCTTACTCTTTGTAAGTCAAAAGGAGAACTTGGTTACCTCGAAGCCAAATATCAATTTGAACATGACGTCTTGTTGAGAGACGACTATCATAACGGAATTATACAATGCAAAATTCACAGAAATCACGTAAAAAGCTTAAAAAACAGTTGACATTCTCTTAAAAGTATATTATATTAGATATAAATGAAAAGGAGAATGTTATGATTGTAACAAGAACAAGTGTATTGACCGGCAAAGTCCGTACTCGAAATATACCCGTTAAAGAACGCGATCTTGACCTGTATGAAAAAGGCTATGCTTCTATACAAGACGCTATGCCTTATCTCGACTCGTCAGATCGCGAATTTATTTTGTGTGGCATTACTAATAATGAATTTAAGCATGCCTTTTCAAAGCAATTAAAAGAAATCATTTCTGACGATTTTGGAGTAAAATTTTGATAGTACTATTTAATGGCCCTCCCCGTTCTGGAAAAGACGCTGCTGCTGATTTCTTTAAACATCGTAAAGGATGGAAACATTTATCTTTCAAATATCAATTGTATAAAGAAACGTGCAATTACTTTGAATGTAGCTATGATTGGTTTATGGAACGTTATGATGATCGTAGTGTAAAAGAAGTTCCTCACATTGATCTTGGACATATGTCATGCCGTGAAGCTATGATATATGTATCAGAACAAGTGGTTAAGCCTATCCGCGGTTTAGACCACTTCGGCAAGTTAGTTGCAAATGAAATTGACTTAGAAAAAAACTATGCTATATCTGATGGCGGGTTCGTAGATGAATTGATCCCTGTTGTGGAAAAAGTTGGTACAGAAAATTTTGTATTAGTCCAACTTACTCGCGATGGTGAGGATTATTCATCCGACTCGCGTAGATATTTCCAAGGTAGTCGTATTCAGCACGAGTATGTTCTTGGAAATAAATATACAGAAATAGATAGAAAATACGTATTACCTCAAGTGTTTGATGTTAATATGTACAGAATACATAACAATGGTTCTCTACAAGATTTTAATAACACACTCGAGAAAATTTATCAATCAATCAAAAACTTAAACTTAATGGAGACTATATAATGGATATTCAAGCAATTGATAAAACATTTGTAATTGGAGCACTTAAAGAAAAAGTGTGTAAGATCGTATTTACCAAAAAGAATGGTGAAACACGAATCATGCATGCAACTTTAAATGAAACCATGTTACCACCTCAAATTGATATTGAAGAAGCAATTCAAAAGAAATCTAAAAAGCCAAACGAAGAAGTGCTAGCTGTGTATGATGTTAATGCACCAGGATGGCGATCATTCCGATGGGACTCTGTAACAGACTTTAACGCGGAGTTTAATGGCTAATGAGTATGATTTATAAAGGCGAAGTAGTAGAGTCTGAGTTATCTGCTAATTCAAAAGGCGGTACAGAAATGATGCGCCAACGCCTACTGGATAATGTTAATAGCGAGCTTTTAGAGGGCTTCGCTATTCACTTTTCACGACCGCGTGATATTCCTTCTGATGTACAAAATATTCTTTATTGCCATGATTTAGCAGGCGATCCTGAAAATAAAGTACTTGAAAATAAGGGATGGGAAAGGTTTGACCACTTTGTTTTTGTATCAAATTGGCAAAGAGACCAGTACATTATGGCATTTGGTATTCCATATTCTAAATGTTCGGTTATTCCAAACGCAGTTGAAACTCGATATGATAGTGAAGAAAAAGAGAAATCTAACAGAATTCGTTTTATCTATCATACGACACCGCATCGTGGTTTAGAACTTGTCTATCCAATTATTGATGCACTATCAAAAGAATATCCTAGTATTCATTTAGATGTGTATTCATCTTTTGCTATCTATGGCTGGCCACAACGTGATGATCCATATGTAGAATTGTTTACAAAAATCCATGAACATCGAAATATGACTTATCATGGTTCAGTTCCAAACGAAGATGTAATTCAAGCGCTTAAGAAGTCTCACATCTTCCTTTATCCAAATATTTGGCAAGAAACATCATGCATTGCATTGATTGAAGCAATTAGATCTAGCTTATTGTGTATTCATCCAAATTATGGAGCACTTCCTGAAACCGCAGCTAATGCTACAGTGATGTATGATTATAATGAAGATGCAGCCACTCACGCTAATTTGGCATATGCTATTACAAAAGGTGTACTAGAGCAAATTAAAAACGATCCAAATTTCCTAAATAGATTTACGAAATCAGATAGATTTGCTTTGATTCCAAATGATGTTCATACCTTTGGTAATCTGTGGACGAAACTTTTAAGACAAAAGGGAAGTTAACAGTTGACATTTTCAAATACTTGTGTTATTATAGTATTTGTAAATTAATTGAAACGAGAAATGAAATGGCAATATTAGTAGACTATAACCAAGTTATCCTTGCTTCGCTATTTGCGAGCATTGGAAAACATTATGACGTGGCTGTTGATGAGAACATCATCCGTCACATGTTTCTGAACTCATTGCGAGCTAATCGTAAAAAGTTTTCAGAAGAGTATGGAGAAATCGTTGTTTGTGCTGACGGTAAAAATACCTGGCGCAAAGAAGCTTATCCATACTATAAAGCAAACCGCAAAGCTGGTCGTGATAAATCTGAACTCGATTGGAATGCACTATTTGAAATTATGAATAACCTTCGTACTGAAATCAAGGAATACTTTCCTTATAAAGTAATTCACATTGACCATTGCGAAGCTGATGATATTATCGGTACAGTTATCCATGAACATGGATCTGAGCTTAATATTGGTTCTGAAAAGTTCCTTATTCTCTCAGCCGATAAAGACTTTATTCAACTTCAAAAGTATGCAAACGTAGATCAATACGATCCAATTCGCAAGCGTTGGATTCGTCACGACCAGCCAGCTCAGTACCTTGAAGAGCATATTCTTAAAGGTGATACAGGCGATGGTGTACCAAACATCTTGTCACCTGATAACTGTTTAGCTGTTGGTGAGCGCCAAAAAGCAATGACCAAAAAGCGTCTTGCATTGTACTCAGATGGTACTGAAAATATGGATGAGGAAACTCTACGTAGATTTTATCGTAACAAAATGATGATTGATCTATCTGAAATTCCTCAAAAGTATCAAGATCAAATTCGTGCAGAGTACAATGAAGAAAAGAGCATTGGCCGAGAACATCTGTTTAACTATTTTATTCAGAAAAAACTCAAGCATCTTATCACCGATATACAGGATTTTTAATAATGGCGGTACACAAATCAATTAGCGAAGTTGTTGCTGAAACTGGTAAATTAAAATCAACTAGTGAAAAGGTCGCCCACTTGCAAAAGAACGATAGCTTTGCATTGCGCACTGTTGTTCAAGCTACATATGATCCTTCAATAGAGTTTTTAATTCCCAATACTCCTCCACCTTGGAACAAAAATGAATACGAAGACGAAGCTAAAGCTATGCTTATATCTGACTCCCGCCGCCTTCGCATTTTTGTAAAAGGCGGTGGATATGACAATATTAAGCAAGTAAAACGTGAATCACTTTTTATATCATTTTTAGAAGATATTGATAATGATGATGCAGAATTGTTGGCCAATTACATGATTTGTAAAAAGCCCTTTAAAGGTATTTCCTTAAAAGTAATCAAAGAAGCATTTCCACAACTAATTAAAGAAACAGCATAATAGGTTAGAAGCATATGAGTAAGCGTAAATCATTCCGCGAAACATGGGACGACGATGAATGGGGAGATACCGACGACTATTCTTCAAAGAAAGAAAATCGTAAAAAGCAACGTAGAGAGAAGCGAAAAACAAAGCTTTCTGAGCGCTGGTTAGAAGACGATTTCAATCTTTCGAAAAAAAATAATAAGTAGTTGTTTTTAAACGATTCTTTTTTGTAATTAAATGAAATTAACTGTTGACAAACGTGTTTTAATAGGTTATATTGTTTATATAAGGTAAAACAAAACAAAGGATCTACCAAATGAAAAAAGTAACAAAATTCGACAAAGCAACTCTTAAAGCTCTTCGTGTTGAAATGCAAAATGTTCTTGACAAATTTGGCGCCAACTTGGAATTCGAAATTGGTAACATCAGGTTTGACTCAGCTGAAGCCGACATCAAGGTTAAAGCAAAAGTTAAAGGTGCAGAAACAGTAAGCTCCACTCTACTAAAGCAAATGGTTGAGATGGAAGGTCTGCATATGAAAAACCATATGGGTGATGAGTTGGTTGACTTTAAACCTCGCAACTATAAAATGCCATACGTTTATAAGTGTGGACAAT